GTCACTAGGGTTCCGTTGATATGTGAAGCTAGAGTAAGGGGTACCGGTCAACCGCCTCTGCGTTGGAAACAACAATCTCTTTATAATCGATGACTATGCTACTCGGATAATGGCAACGTCATGTTCATCGTGCATACGGTGAATTATGACCAATTAATCTGGATAATAGCTAAAACAAATCAACTAAAAAATATGTGTGAGCGTAAGCGAAACACATAGAACTTCGCTAAGAAGTTCTCAATACAGTTAACAGCATTAGTTAGATTTCAATAAAGCAAATTTGGCTTTTCTTCCTTCTGATATAGCTTGACAATGTGCTTCGGATTTAGGCTTACGCATTTTCTGTTTGGTTTCTTCAGATTTAGGAACGTCTTTATTTCTTCCAGCTAACGCTTTAGATAAGTTTGCTTTATGTGTTTCGGATTTACTACCTAATGAAATACCTAATTTCTTTTGAGATATTTTAAGAGATATAGCTTCTTTTTCTTCTGTTGTTTTTTCTTTGCGATTGAGTTGGGCTTGCCTCATTCGATCTTTTTGTTCTTGTGTGCGTTTCTTACCTGTGTTTTTTGCTACTCTCTTTTGAATAGTCTCTGGTGTGGCTATCCTTCCTGCTACTCCTTCGCCGCCATCTGTGCGATTTTGTAAAATTCCAGTGCCTAAATCTTTGCGTCCGTGGTGTATGATTAACTTGGACTCCAACGCAAATGCTTCTTCTTCTGTTAAATTATCTTTAACAATTTGGATTCGTTTGAGTTGTGGGGGTTTTGGTGGAATACGCCCATTAAGATAGGCTCTGCGTCCTTTGCCCTTACCAACATAATATGGTGTTCCGTCTTCACGGAGATAAGTGTAAACATAAAAATTATTCATAATAATATTTATGCTCAAAGTCAGATTTACCCTTTTTCTAGAAAAAAGGCAGGCCGCTTTTTTTGGTTGTTTCTAAATTGTCTTTGACTAACTCATTGATAATGTCGCGTTCAACTTGACTGAGTTGCACAGCTTCGTCGTAGGTTAACCCTCCACGCATGTACCAACATAGTTTGAGAACCTCCTGCCTTATTGTACGGGTTTCTTTTTCCATCTGATCGACCATCTTGGAGATGCCGTCAGAGTCCAAGACTAGGAGGCGGTTACGAAAAAATTTGAGATGTCCAAACTAAATTCTTGTTTGTATTGATTGCGGCAATCCGCACAAGTGAGATCAATGGGTTTTAAATCTGTAGCTTCTCGGAGTTTGATCACATGATCTCTAATGCTGTCAAATACATGCTTGGGACAGTTATTCAAAAACTCTTCAATGTGATCTCTTTCAGTGACCATGGCATCTGCAGTTTTGATAGTGGTAATAGAATCAGCAATACTCTTGATAGTCAAACGAGTAATACGTCTAAACGCATTGCCCAATTGAGTCATCTTTTCTTCCTCGGATATTTCTGCGTTGCTCAACATCTGAATAATTTTTTGATCTTCAAACTGTATTTTGCTGTTTTCGTTGAGTTGACGATAAGTCATTGGAGCAAAGTAAAAAGTCAAATCCCCAGCAGTCACAGTGGCATCATAGTCAGGACACTGCAACCCGTCCAACACCACACGCAAATCTATTTCAAATGAATGATCGTTTCCGCAACCAGGACATTTTGATCCAATTTCCATGGCATGCCCGTAGCTGGCCAATCGCACCGCTACCAACAATGCATTCAAATCCACGGCAGTAACTGACCACGGATCTCTAATGTTTGGCGCACAACTGCCAATGATTTCCATCACAGCAGATCCGTTGAACAAGGCATCAGGAGTTCTGGTTGTGATTTCGTCCACAGCAGTCATAGGCAAAATTGGGATTTCGCCAGTGGGCGGCAATACTATGGCACCCTGCGGGTAAAATCTACCACCACTGGGTAATTTTAAATGTATCGCCGGTTGACGAAAATGCTTGCGCAAAGGGTTGGTTGTTTGGCTCATGATTTTTCCACTATAAATATAACAATACTTATCGGGTAAAAACACATGGCCATAGAAAACGAAGAACTGCAACAACTGATGGAAGAATTGCGAGGAGCATTTGGCGGACTGTCGGATTCCACCACTGGCCTCACAGATGCTCAAAAGAAACTCAAAAAACAAGTAGATGCCACTATGCAGGCTGTTGGCGGAGTGGCCAAATTTGGTGCTGCTGTAGGCAAAGGCGAAACAGATCTCAAAGCATTCAACGGCATAATTGACACAGCCACAGGATTGGTTGGAAGTCTGGCAAAAACTGTTCCTGTGTTTGGCGATGCGCTTGCTGGTCTAGCCAAAGGCATTGGCGAAGCATCCAAGATGGCAGTGGATGCCCTGGACAACACAGCCAAGAGTTTTGTGGAAATTGGCAAAGTGGGGGGTCTCACTGCCAAAGGCATGAGTGGTGTTCGCGAACAGTTTATACGTTCAGGGCTGAGTCTACAAAGTTTCCAAAAGCAAGTAGTAGAGAATTCTCAAGCACTGGCCAAATTCCGTGGATTAACTGGCACAGGTGCCGATGAATTTGCCAGCATTGTTGGGGATCTAACACAAGATACCAGTGGTGCAGGTATAGAGTTACGTCGTTTGGGATTAAATGCTGACGAGATTGCTGTAACCACTGCGGCTTTTGTAACACAGCAAACAAGGTTGGGTCGCAGTCAGGCTATGACTCAACAACAACTGACAGCCGGTACTATTCAATATGCTCAGGAACTAGACGAATTAACCAAAGTAACAGGTCTAAGTCGTGATGCTATACAAAAACAACAAGATGCTGCTCTAAGCGAAAGTCGTTTCAGAGCCAACTACGAAACGCTGATGGCCAACGGTCAGGTTGACCAGGCCAAAGCTCTAATGGCTTTTCAAAGCCAGATGCAAGCAATTGGCCCAGAACTAGGACAAGGTGCCAGAGACCTAGCGTCGGGCGCTGCCAATACAGATGCTGCTAGAAAATTATTAACATCCACAGGCGGTGCAGCTCAAGATATCATTGAACAGATCAAATCTGGAAATATAGATCAATACGAAGCAGCCAAACGACTACAAGCGGCTAGTAGAGCACAAGGAGATGCTGCTCGTGAGAATGCTCGATTTGTAGATCGTGCTAATTCTGCGTTTGTAGATTTTGCTCAACAAGCAGATTTAAACAATGCTCAGTTGGTCGAAGGACGAGGACTAGTTAAGAAAGTCCAAAGTGAGCAAACCAAGGGCGGTGACAAGTTAACTGACGCCACAGTGTCTGCTCAACAAAATCTTGAAAGAATGAGCCAAGAGCTTAATTTGCTAGGATTTACGTTGTTACCCCAGGCAGCTGTGGTAGTTGATGCATTTAGTACAGCTATGCGTGATGCAATTAACAAAGTAAACAATGCATTGGGCATTGGCCCAGGCCCAGGCGGAGCCACGGGAGCAGGCAACGAAGCCGCCAACAAGGCTGGAGCTGAAGGCAAAGGATTTTTTGGTAGAATGGGAGCTCGAGTTGGTGCTGAGTTCAAATATATGCGAGGCCAAGCCGCACAAGAACAATTAGTGGCCTCCACTGGCAATCCATATGCAGGATTGCCAATCAAACAAGCAGAGTCCACAGCCGGCGGTGAAGCCACCGAAGGTATTTTAAAACTTGCCAGAGACATTAATTCTAGATACGGCGCCGATATCAAATACTTTAGTGCGTTTAATGATCAGTCACACGACAACAGCAGTGCTCATACCAAAGGTCGAGCATTTGACTTGGTTTTGAATAATCCTGACAAATATCCCGAAGTTGAGGCAGCATTGTCTAGCATGGGAGCCAAAGTCATTGGTGCTGCAAGATATCCGGATGCACCTCATGTACATGCAGAAATTTCTGCTGCCAACGGATTCAATGGCATAATCAGTGGACCGTCCAGTGGATATCGTCCAAATCTAACCATGCACGGCACAGAATCAATCAGCATACAACCTAGCCCTAACACAGGCAGTGCATCACCAAATTCAGACTCTGGTATCATGCAAGCTCAGCTATCCAAACTGGAAGAACTGGTCACAGTCATGAAAAGTCAGCTCAGTGTGTCCAACAAGTTATTGTCATACTCTAGTTAACTCACGGTAAATAACACACTATATAGAGGATTGACAATTGAGCTGGAGAAAGTATTTCAAAGTCGCTGACACCAACGGCACACTAAGTCCTATTTCGGGCAAGAATCAATTTGGACTTCCGGGCTATGCCAAAACAGGCGATGCTGGTCAAAATCCCTGGGCAGCTCAAAATGAGTTTGCATTCCGCAACTATGCCAGCAGATTGCCCGAAGTATATTCTGGACACCCTAATCGTATTGAACGTTACAATCAGTATGAGAACATGGACTGCGACTCAGAAATCAATGCCTGTTTAGATATCATTGCTGAGTTTTCAACACAGACCAACGACGACAATCAAACACCGTTTGACATACAGTTCACAGACAAACCCACTGACCACGAAGTTGAAATTATCAAAAAGCAACTGCAACAGTGGACCAAACTAAACAAGCTGGATCAAAGAATTTTCAAACTGTTCCGTAACACCATCAAGTACGGAGATCAAGTATTTGTGCGTGACCCAGAAACGTTTGAAATGTACTGGGTCGAAATGAGCAAAATTGCCAGAATCATCGTGAACGAGTCAGAAGGCAAGCGACCAGAACAGTACATCATTCGCGACATCAACCCTAACTTTCAAAACATGACTGTGGCAGCCAAAACGCTACAGGACTTTGTGGTCAACCCCAGTGTGGGCTCAATCACCAATCAAGGCAACTACAACGCACCCAGCGGTGCAGGTGGCGCAGGTGGAAACTCAGGCAGTCGTTTCCAGACAGCTATGAACGAAAGCTGTATTGATGCCAAACACGTGGTACACATGAGCCTGAGCGAAGGCCTGGACTACTTCTGGCCATTTGGACAAAGTATCCTAGAGAACATTTTCAAAGTGTTCAAACAAAAAGAATTGCTGGAAGATGCAGTGTTGATCTATCGTGTACAGCGTGCTCCTGAACGTAGAATATTCAAAATTGACGTGGGCAACATGCCCAGCCACATGGCCATGGCGTTTGTGGAACGGGTCAAAAACGAAATGCATCAGCGCAGAATACCCACAGTCAGCGGTGGTGGACAAAACCAAATGGATGCCACATACAATCCATTGAGTATCAACGAAGACTACTTTTTCCCACAGACATCAGAAGGTCGTGGATCATCAGTGGAAACACTGCCAGGCGGATCAAACCTTGGTGAAATTGACGATTTAAAGTACTTCAACAACAAAATGGCACGTGGTTTGCGTGTGCCATCAAGCTATTTACCCACAGGACCAGACGATTCAGATCGCACAGTTTCAGACGGGCGTGTGGGCACAGCACTGATTCAAGAATACAGATTCAACCAGTATTGCGAGCGTTTGCAAAAGCTAATTTGTCAAAAGCTAGATGACGAATTCAAAATGTTCATGCGCTGGAGAGGCTTCAACATTGACTCTGGTTTGTTCAATATCACATTCTGCGAACCACAGAACTTTGCTAGTTATAGACAGGCTGAACTGGACACCAGTCGTATTCAAAGTTTCACACAGTTGGAAGCACTGCCCTACATGAGCAAGCGTTTTTTGATGAATCGCTACCTAGGTTTGAGTGAAGAAGAGATTGTGGAAAACGAAAAAATGTGGCGCGAAGAACGTGATCAACCTGAACTACAGACCACACAAGGGCAGGATCTACGCAGTATTGGCATTACTCCAGCCGGTTTGGAAACTGATATTGCCACTGGTCAAGAGCTTGCTGGCGCCGAAGTGGGCGCAACAGCAGGTGCTCCGCAGGGTGAGCCATTGGGTACAGTGGCCACTCCACCGGCTGGCGCTCCCCCGGGTGCTCCTGCAATACCCACAATATAATATAAATACAGCATGATCCTCAACGAGCTATATCAACGTCAACCTGAGTCCTACCAAGATGTTGGTCAAGACAACAGTCAACCTACGCTAGGTAGTTTGCGTAAAACTCGACTGACTTTGCGACAAATTCGTAAACTACGTCAGATGAATGATGTGCGTACCTACGAATACAAAGAAAAACTCAAGCTGATTCGTCAGCAGTACGCACCACCTCCGACACCCCCGGGACTGTAACAAAACAGTCATTTTCGCCACTTTCGTCCCCTAAATACACCAATATTACTCTCGGTGCTTAAATACATCCAAGAGCCATTTACATTGGAGGGACTCATGAATAAATTTGAACAACTAATTGAATACGTTATCAATGATGACGAATCAAAAGCCCGTGAATTATTTCACGACATCGTGGTAGAGAAATCACGTGAAATCTATGAAAATCTCATGGATGAAGAGACAGATGCTGAGCGCGACGACAAAGCTGAACAAGCTGGTAAAAAAGTTGCCAAAGACATTGAATACGATGAAATGCACGAAGCCATCGGTGGAGACGCCAGTGATGATTTGATCGCCGACGTTGAAATGGAAGAACAAGGCATTTCCATGGAAGATGAAGAAATCGAAATGGATGCCGAAGAAGAAATGATTGACGGCGATGACATGGGCGATGCTCAAGACGAAGCCGACATTGAAGATCGTGTGGTTGACTTGGAAGACAAGTTAGACGAATTAATGGCTGAATTTGAAGCCATGATGGGCAACGACGGTTTTGACAACGACGGTGAAGATGGCGATGCAGGCATCGACGGCGACGTAGAAGGTGACGCTCTAGAAATGGACGACACAGAAGAATTTGCACCAGAAGGCCAAATGGGCTTTATGGAAGCAGTTGATCTCAAAGCAGCTCCTAAGCCAGTTACCACAGAAGAAGGCGGCACAAATACCAAGTCTACAGTGGCTGCTAACGCAGGTGCTGCAGGTGCAGTTGCCAAGCCAGTGTCAACAACAGGCGCAGAAGCCAAAGGTCGTCCAGCTCCAACAGCCAAGGACATGGGTGGTACAACTAGCCCAAAACAAGGTCCAGCTACCAAGCCAGTGACAGCACAGGCAACGGGTGTTAATACACGTACACCATTTCCTAAGGCCTAACTAGAGATATGGCTCGATATCTACAGGAACATCTAAGCTTCACTCAAGCACGTGCCGAGGTACTGCTTGAGGAAGCTCAGGATGGCTCAGGTACAAAAACCATGAAGTTAAAGGGTATTTGTATTGAGGGCGGCGTAAAAAACGCCAACGAGCGAGTATATCCAGTACACGAAATAGCCAAGGCAGTGGACACAGTCAACGAACAGATCAAAACAGGTCATTCAGTGTTGGGCGAAGTTGATCACCCAGATGATTTGAAAATTAACCTGGATCGTGTGAGTCACATGATTGAAAAAATGTGGATGGACGGTCCTGCCGGATATGGTACGCTAAAGATATTACCAACACCCATGGGCGAACTAGTGAAAACTATGTTGCAATCAGGTGTTAAATTAGGTGTTAGTAGTCGTGGATCAGGAAACGTCGACGACCGCAACGGACATGTCAGTGACTTTGAAATTGTCACTGTTGATGTGGTTGCTCAACCAAGTGCTCCAAATGCTTATCCAACAGCAATCTATGAAGGCCTGCTCAACATGCGTGGCGGACAGAGATTGTTGGATATGTACAAGGACCCAGCGTCGAGCAACAAAGCACAGAGATATTTGAAACAGGAAGTAATGCGCCTGATCAAAGATCTCAAAATCTAAGGAGAAATAAGCATGTTAGATGCTATTAAACCATTATTAGATAGCGACTTGATCAACGAGGAAGCCAAGCAAGAGATTTCTGAAGCATGGGAATCAAAGCTAAACGAAGCTCGTGAACAGGTACGTGCAGAACTCCGTGAAGAGTTTGCACAACGCTATGAGCATGACAAATCAGTAATGGTGGAAGCCCTGGATCGTATGGTAACAGAAGGTCTCACAGCAGAGTTAGAAGCAGTTGCCGCTGAAAAGCAAGCAATCGCCGAAGACCGCGTTCGGTTCCAAAGCAAGATGAGTGAATCAGCCACAAAGTTCAACAACTTTATGGTCACAAAACTTGCAGAAGAAATTGGCGAACTGCGTCGAGATCGCAAAGCACACAATGAAGGTTTAGAAAAATTAGAAGGCTTTATTGTACACGCTTTGGCACGTGAAATTCAAGAATTTGCACAAGACAAACAAGACGTCGTTGAGACCAAGGTTCGTTTGGTGCGTGAAGCCCGTGCTCAATTGGAAGGTCTAAAGAGTAGATTTGTGAAAGAATCTGCTTCAAAGATGAGCCAAGCTGTTAGCAAACATCTCAAAGCTGAACTTTCTCAATTGCAAGAAGACATCAAAGCTGCTCGCGAGAACAACTTTGGTCGTCGTATTTTTGAAGCATACGCAGCAGAATTTGGTGCAACTCACTTAAATGAGAACGCAGAAGTTCGTAAATTGCATGACGTAATTGCTCACAAAGATACACAATTGAGCGAAGCCATCCGACTAACCCAGAAAGCAAAAGTTTTGGTTGAGTCAAAAGAACGTGAAATACGTGTGATCAAAGAAACCAATGAGCGTCAAAGCACAATGGATGATTTGCTTGCTCCTTTGAACCGGGAAAAGCAAGAAGTTATGCGTAATTTACTCGAAAGCGTTCAGACATCACGTCTAACAAATGCTTTTGAAAAGTATCTACCAGCTGTTTTGGAAAACCGTTCAGTAAAAGCCTCTAAAGTAATTACTGAATCTGTTGCCGAAGTCACTGGCGATAAATCTGTGCGAGTGGTTGAAGAAGAAGATAACAGCAATGTTATTGATCTCAAACGCTTGGCAGGATTATAATTAGAAAAAAAGGAGACTTAAATGTCACAAGAACTATTAGAAAGTCGCTGGTCAGAAACTAAAGACGCCTTGATGGAAGGTCTTTCAGGTTCCAAGCGCAACAGTATGAACGTTATTCTTGAGAATACACGCAAGTATTTGAAAGAGAACGCAAGTGCTGGTTCTACAGTATCTGGTAACATCGCTACATTAAACCGTGTGATTCTTCCAGTTATTCGACGTGTCATGCCAACTGTTATTGCTAACGAGTTGGTTGGTGTTCAGCCAATGACAGGTCCAGTGGGCCAAATCCACACATTGCGTGTACGTTATGCACAGAGCTTGACAGACAACTCAGCCGCACAAACATCAGTTACAGCTGGTGACGAAGCGTTGAGCCCATTCAAGATTGCTCAAGCATATTCAACAGTACCAAAAGATACAGGAACAGCTACCAGCTATCAAGGCGCCGCAACTGCTACCCTTGAAGGCAACGGTGGTAAGCAAATTTCTGTTCAAATCTTGAAACAAGCTGTTGAAGCTAAGACACGTAAGTTACAAGCACGTTGGACATTTGAAGCCGCACAAGATGCACAAGCTATGCATGGTATTGATATCGAAGCAGAAATTATGGCTGCTTTGGCACAAGAAATCACAGCTGAAATCGACCAAGAGATCCTCTTGTCATTGCGCACCTTGGCATCAACAGAGTTTACATACAACCAAGCTACTGTATCAGGTACAGCCACATTCGTTGGTGACGAACATGCCGCATTGGCAGTTTTGATCAACC